ACTGTATTAACTGAGTCCTTGCACAATCTGACATCACCCTTAATTCTGTCAAAGATTCTTGTATAGAAGAGTGAACTGTCCAGAAAGAATCAGAATAATCTAATATTGGGGATATAATATTGGAAGACTTCACCCTCTTTTTTTTCTTCTTATGGGTTATAAAAAAAGTAACTAGACCGGTAAGTACAGCACCGAACGAAAGCCCAATTTTTATAAACATGTCCCAAATTTCTGGTTTCATAAAACTTCCTTTTTTTACTATTATGTAGGATTTTTTTCCGATTCAACAATTTCTAATTTTGCTTTAACGCCGGGTGTAAGTACACTGTCCATACATTTTCCACCAAAACATGGGTCTTGTGTGCTACTCATTATCATATTACCTAAACTAAATTTTTCCACATACCTTAGTGCTGAAGTGTAAGAACTATTATCTTCTGTTATAAGATTTGCCACCGAGGTAGATGCATCGTTGATTAGTGTTTGTACTTCCGCAACTGCTGATGTGAATCCACCTGGGTAACCACTAGATGTGACCCCAAGATTAAGTGAAATTAAATCTTTTACAGAATTATTAATTGTATCATTTACAGAATTTAAAACACTAGATGCTGGACCAAGTATACTATTAAAGATTGGACTAAAATTATCTTCATTTTTTTCTAGTATAGATTCTCTTGCATTATTATTTGCAGATGCAATTCCATAAAGACCCATAAATCCTGGTTCATTGTTAGGACCTAATGCGTTTAAACTTTTGCCAGATATTCTGTTTGAATGTGTATTATATGAACCTATTTGACTAGACAAAGAAGAGATTGATGCAGATAATGCAGACCACTGTGGTAAATTTGGCCATGCGACAGAATTAAGCAAACTCTGTGTTTCAGATATTGAAGTATTTGTTGCATCCATAGAACCCTTTACTGGATTTGCAAATGCATTACCATCCATAACTGTTTGAATTAAATCTTTTTCAGCATCCGTATATTTCGCTGCCTGTATACTACATCCTGTTGTTGGAAAAACGCCCATAATTAACCTCCTGCCCTAACATTACCCGAACCACTACACGGATGACCACAACTTGCAATATCTAAAGACTGACGAACAACTCCTCTTCCATTTGCTCTAACAGTCGATGAACTTTTAATCACTCTAGGACCACTGTGTGGACTTTTACCATGTCCTGAAACTGATGCTCCATCCAACGCAACAGGCAAACCATTAACTCTTACTGTACTCGCGCCAGTCAACACAACGCCTCCTGCTGTATCTAAATATGCTCTTGTAATTCCAAGTCCCATCTCTCTCTCCTAATTTAAATCAATTGACGAACCTCTTAATCTCATCGGACCACCAGACGAAATTTCCATCTCTCCACCACTATAAAGTTTAAGATTTCCTTCTGAGTTTATTTCAATATTTCCAGTTTCACTTTTAATGGCAACATTACCTTCTTCAACAGTCTGTTCGACATTACCTTTAATTTTTTCTGTTACATTACCATTTACTTGCATATCAACATTTCCCTTGACATAAAGAGTCAAGTTGCTCGCATTCTCATCATCTCCTATGAGAACATTTGCATTTCCTTTTATGTGTACGAATTTATTACCCATAGAAATTTCATAATCTTCACCTTTTACTTTTGTAACTTTATGTCCACTAGGATGAATTTCTTCAAAAGTTCCAGATTTGTGATATGTATGAATTCTCTCTGCACCTTCTGTGTCATCAAATTCTTGAATGTGACCACTTTCGGATTCATAAACATTATTATATGGATAAGTAGCACCAATAGGTGTCATGGGTTCAAACCATGTTCCCTGTGCGTTATTTGCAGTTGGAATATCTTTAAGTTTTTGTGCATCTTCAAGTTTAGAATCTACTATAGTTCCTTGTGTTATTCCTCTTGCAAGTCTATTAACATCTGGTTCTCCTAAGAAATCTGATTTTGGATATTTTCCATTTGGGTCATTAAATCCAGATTCTACATCTGATTCAACTTGTGGTACTCCCCCAACAGTTCCAATTAATATTGGGTCTTGTGCATTGGCTCCATCTCTAAAAAATCCTACAACCCATGAACCTTCTACAGGACCCAATGGAGTATGTCCTATTCCATTCATAGATGCCGAAGTCATAGGTTGCACTGGTGTTGCCCAAGGCAAATCTTCAGTGGGTATGTCAATTTTATTTTGAGTGTGTAATCCTAAACATCTGACTCTACACCTTCCAAGTTCTAATGGGTCTTGTCTGTCTTCCACAACACCCATAAACCAAACGAAAGAATCTTTTCCCATATAATTAAGCATGATACACCCCACCAATTCCTTCTTCGTCACCACCTTCAAACTCAAACTCATTTGGTAGACCCCATGCATATGAGTCTTTACACAATCTCATATGCATTTGATGCCCACTGTTCGGGGTTATTACATGTTTTATTTTTGTGATTAAATAAATTCCACTAACCATAGTATCTAAACCGCTATTATTTTCATCACCTGTTATATCTGGTGCTTGTACTGCAACTTTATGTCCCACTCTTCTATTTGTATCTCCAGCGACAACAATTTCAATAGAATTAAATTGTAAATGATTTAATTCGGCATCATGTTGTTGTAAGTGATTCCATGTTGCTTCATTATCTGGATAATCTATAGTTTTAAGACCATCTACATCACTAACACCACCATGTATTCCAGTGTGTTTTGGTGTCATATAATTCCTTGCATTTGGTTGTACTGAAAAATGGTCTGTTAATTGTGGTAATAGTGGATATCCGTTTAAGGTTTTCGTTGGTTGGAAATCTTTATTATAAGAATACAAAAAGTTTTCATACGATTTAGTAGTTATATCATGTATTAGTAATGTAGAAGACCATGTTCCATTTAATGATTCTCTACTTTGGTCGAAACCTTTGACTAATATTCTTTCGATATTAGTTAAAGATTTTTGTAAATCCATTTCTGGACCATCTTCTTCTCTAGCCTCAGAAGACCTAATAGGAAGTGATGAATATGTTGCTACTACAGGATTATTATATAATGATGCCAAAGAAACAAAATTAAATCCATCCAAGTCTTGATAATAAACATAATTAGAACTTGGATAGTGTCCAAGTGATACTGCTTTTCTTCTTAACCAATTAATTGCAACATTGGGTTTCCATCCAGGAATAACTACTTTATAATCTCCCATAGTTTGTTCAGTATTTATTTTTATAGCATTTGAACTAATGTCTGGATTGATATAAGTTTGGAAAATTGATTTTACAGTAGAGGAAATAGTCCCAGAATATGATTTACTAACTCCTTTGAATATATTGTTTATAAAAGAAGAACTAACAAAATGCAAATCATACATTTGTGATTTTTTATCATCCAATTGGACTTTATCAGAAATTTTATCTATAGTAAAAACTTGTGTAATTCTCGGTAATCCAGGAGTACCAAAAGTGATTACCAGTAATTCATGTCCAGTTAAACATAAAGTTGTTGGTAGGTTACTAACATCAAGTGATGAAATTCTACCAGATAAAGTACATTCAAATATATCTTCATGTAATTCAAAAAAATCCAAATGGTTTATTATACTAACATCCAACCCATTTAATGATATAATTCTAACATCATCAATACGAACATCGTGATGCCGGTTATACATTTCAAGGTCGAACCCGCCAAGAGTATAGTCGTCAGTATTTTGTCCAAAGTTTGTATCTACCATTATTTTCTAATCAACATTTTAAATTCATCATTAATGGAGGGAATATATTCTGGTCTTAACAAATAAATGCTTCTTTTGGATTCATTTAAATCTGACTCATACTTTTCATTAGTTATTACATAATCGTCCACACTATTAAAAGAATATCCACCTATTAAAGTTCCTCCAATTGTAGCACCGTCAGCCAAAGAAACTTGAGTAATTCCGTTGTATTTTGAAAGAGGGTCTAACCACATAGACGCGGTAGCAGTACCACCGCCAATATCATCATATCCAGCAGTTGCAGACCCACTTGTCCCAAAGTGATGTAACGCCTGTGTAGAATCGGATACAACTCTTTCTATTGTAGCACCCGCAACATATTGATTCCAGTCTGTACCACCATCAGAGTTGTATGCTTGAATGTGGTCTTGAGTTTTAAAATTTTCACCCATTCCCAATTCAGATATTACTAACTTTCTATATGTTGGGTCATATTCTTCTACCACTCCTCCCCAACCAGTTTCACCACTACTGGTGGTCATAAGAGCGACTGTATCCCCAAATTTAAAAGTCCCAGTTATACCCTCACCCAAATATAAAGTCACACCTTTATATTTCTTCTTTAAAAATTTTTCAAATTTGTTTGTACTAAGAGGCCAGTCGAACAATGGGTCGATTATATCATTAAACATAAGGACGACCCAATGATAATTTGATGAACCGTATAATGAATTTGATAAAGATTCTGGAGTTTCTCCATCTTTTATGTTATATTTAAAGAAATGTTGAGAACCTGTTTTACCTCTTTCCGAAAATCCGGCCCTTCTTAATATATCAACTGCTACAGAAACCCCAGAGGTTGCTCCAGTACCGTTTCTTAAATTTATTTTTGGAAAATTTTGAAAATACATAGATTAATATCCTTTTTCTATCAGTCCTGAGTCTAAAAGTTCCATCTCTTCAAATGTTAAAGACATAATCATATTAGTTGGCGCGCCATTTTCAAAAGTAGAAAAAGAACCACTGGAAGCATAATCTACATTTATTTCTCTCAGCGCACATCTTTGAATTTTATTAAGAAAATCATTTTCAACTGGTTCTCCATTTTGCATAGTGTAATATTTAATTTCAAATTCAGCAGGAAATCTATAGAATGCACCCGAACCAGCAGTCTGTGCCAATTGGGGGTATGCATGTTTTTTAAACATTTGAATTATCTCATACGCCCTTGCAGATTCTGTGGGGTTTCTTGGAGAAAGGTTAAAGTTAAATTCAAATTTTCTTGAAACTGGTTCTCTAAACATAAGTTGCTTTCTTGGGTTGGGCGCCATTCGCATTGCACCTTTGATAGCAACATCAATATTACTGTTTGTGCCCATTAAACTTGCGATCTCGTCAGCAACTTTCGGCGCAGTTGATAACCCAATATTAGCAACGGCGCCAGTCCAGTCATTTATTATGTTTTGAATAAATCTCATATCTTGTTGTTCATATTCTAAAATAGACATAGCATTAATTTTTTGAGGCATATACAAAGCAATAGTATCCATACTCTTCACATGTGCTTTTCCTATTCTGGTAAGTCTACCAGTTTGCTCTGGGTTACCAAATTCTATATCTGCTTCTGCCATCGCCGCGGCCCTGATGCCAGTCTTAATCTCATTCCACTGTGCTTGTGCGGCCGTTTCTTGTTCAGTATTCAAAACATATGCGCCTGCTTGTTCCCCTACTCCCCACACTTTAAATGCGGCATAAGCACCCGCGGCGAGTGCAATGAAAGGTCCAACTTTTGGTAATTTCGCAAGTTTGGTCGACATTGTTGAAAGTTTAGTAATTCCTTTGGCAGTTAATAATGAAGTAACCCCAAAAGTCGTGGCGGAAACGGCAATGCCACCAAAAAGTTCGTTCGTTTCTCCACTTTCATATAGTGCTAATTCTTCTGGACTCATCGCGCTTTCTATGCCATTATAAATGTTAAATACAACAAAATGCTTCATGTCTTCAGTCCCCACATTTTCTGGAAATTCCAATAATTTCCCAGAACCAAATCCACCACCGCCTACTTGGGCCGCTACATTTGTATCGGTGATACCAAATAAAAGGTCTTGTCCCGTTACTTCCTGTGACCAGAATCCTTCGAGGGCTTTTCTTGCTCCCATTGGCGCAGAAGCAGGCGCAACAGCAGTTGGGTCTGCGAAGGGATTGAACGCCGCGCCGTATTGTTCGTTGATTGGCAGAGTTGAAGTCATTATAATTTCTCCTTTAACTTGTTAAAACTATTTAAACATCATACATATTTATATATGGCGTATAAAGGAAGATACAAACCAAAACAACCCAAAAAATATATTGGTGACTCAACAAAAATTGTATATCGCAGTTTATTGGAAAAAAGATTCATGCTTTACTGTGATAAAACAGATGCCATATTAGAATGGGGCTCAGAGGAAGTTATAGTACCATATAAATCACCAATTGATAACAGAATGCACAGATATTTTGTAGATTTTCTAGTTAAAATAAAAAACAAAGATAAAATTATAGAAACACTTTTAATTGAAGTAAAACCAAAAAAACAGTGCAAAGCACCAAAAAGACCTGAAAGAAAGACACGAAGATATTTTACAGAAGTAAAAAATTGGGGAATAAACTCTGCAAAATGGAAGGCCGCTACCGAATATGCAGAAAATAGAGGGTGGAAATTTATTATCATGACCGATGAAACTCTTTCCCCATAATTTACATATATATTTATATGCCAGAACCAGAAGAAACAACAGAAGAAACAACTACAACTGGGGAATCAACTTCTCGTTTAGGTCCTGTATCCGCCCGCGCTTCTTACCAAAGTGGGCATATTGGTTCTCCTGATGTTATACTTTCTAGGAAAAATATTTTTGATGCATTAGATGAAATGTTTGAAGATACTGGTATCCGTAGAGGTTCTACGGAAGCAATGAAATGGTTTAGAGAGTTGGTGAGAGAGATGTTTGAAGGTACTGAATTATCTCCAGAAGAAACTGTTCTAAGAGATAGAACCAGAATGATTCAAAAAAGTGGATATAAAAGGCTAGGTGGCATGTATCTATTTAACTATATACCAAAAACCAGAGCAAAAATGAAATATTATGATACAGTTCCTTTAATTTTTCTTTTAAATTATACTAAAGATGGATTCATGGGATTAAACCTTCACTATCTTCCTCCAAAAATGAGAGAAAAGTTCTTTATGTTGGTTAAAAGATATATGAAAGGAAATATAAACAATAAATGGTCTAGAATAGAATTGACTTATGAATTGCTGAAAAAGAGAAAGGCATTTAGGTATTATCGCCCATGTATCAAAAGATACAAGACCAAATATATTGGTTCTAGAATGTTGCACATTTATCCAAAAGATTGGGATTTTGCTATACATTTACCAATACATAGATTTAAAAAGGCATATAAAAATCAAGTGTGGGTGGAGAGTAGACAAAAACTAGTAGAAGAACGCGCGGGGAGTGCAGAGTTATGACAAATCCAGTAGAACAAATTATCGGTCCTATATTCGATAATGTAAGAGAAACCGCGGGCGGTTTTCTCGATAAGTTGATACCACCAAAATCAAATATACCAACCAGAATTAATAGCATGGTTGCAAGTATAGCCGCACATAAACTTTCATACCCCCATAAATATGAAATATCATTCACTAATATGGGGGCTACAGATAATCTTAGATTGTGTGTTTCATGTGAAAGTTGTGTAATGCCAGGAAAAACTATTGCAACCCAAGAAATTAAATATCATGGACCTGTTTATGAAATGCCTTATGAAGAGTCTTTCGCAGGGGACATGGAAGCAGTATTCAAATTGTCTGGTGATTATTATGAAAGAAATAAATTCCAACAATGGCAAAACGATATTATCGATGAAAAAACCCATAATATTGGATATTTAGATTCATATGCAAGAGATATAGAAATTACACAACTAGATTTAGAAGACAATCCAATAATGAGAATTGTATTGGAAGGGGCATATCCAAAAACAATAGGCCCTATTCAATTCGGCGATGAACGAACAAACGAAGTTAATAAACAACCAATATCTTTTTCTTATAGAAAATGGCGAATCAAAATGCCAGACGAAGTGGGTTTCTTAGAAGGACTTATAGACAGATTGGACTTAGTAGGGAGAGTAGACAGATGGCTTCAAGGCGCCACAGAAGACTTCCCATTCCCTATGATTCCGACTGCAATTGGCGGACATGTCATTAGTCTTCCTTGGGGTTTAGACCCCGGACAAATGACCCAACAGGGAGAAGATATTCTAGGAAACTTCCTATCAGATACACTTGGAGATTTAATTTAAAATAATGGAGAATTATAATGACAACAAATACAATGACTTTACCTAAACCAATACTACCAGAGTATTCTATAACTTTACCGGCTTGTAAAAAGAAGGTTAAATATAGACCTTTTGTAGTAAAAGAAGAAAAAATATTATTGATGGCACTTGAAAGTGCAGAAATAGAACAAATAGTAACAGCACTTAAAGGTGTAATTTCTAATTGTACATATGGAAAATTAAATCCTGAAGAATTATCAATACCAGATTTATGTTTTATGTTTATAAACATCAGAGCAAAATCTGTAGGGGAAACATCCACACCCGAATTAACATGTAAACACTGTGAAGCATCAAATCCAGTGGAAATTGACTTGACAAAAATCAAATTAAAGACTCATGAAGGACACACAAATAAAATTAAACTTTCATCAGATAGAGGAATGATAATGAAATATCCAACTATCGAAATGGCAACTTCTGTAATTGATGACCCAACTATAAATCCAGATTCGGAAAGTTTTGAAGCGATTGCAAGTTGTATAGAAACAATTTATGATGGAGAAAATGTATATAAATCAGAAGATTATTCTATAGAAGAATTAATTAAATTTGTTGGAGAACTTACTCACAAACAATTCGATAGTATATTAAAATTCTTTGAAACTATGCCAGAACTTCGTCATATTGTTAATTTTGAGTGTAGAAAATGCAAAAAAAATAATAAAATGATTTTAGGAGGTATTCGAGATTTTTTTCTCTAAGCCTCTCTCATGAATGTCTTGTAGTTTATTATAAACTCAATTTTCAGATGATGCATCACCACAATTATTCACTAGAAGAATTAGAAAATATGATACCTTGGGAGAGGGAAATTTATATATCAATGCTACACAAATTCGTCAAAGAACAAAATGAAAAAGCAGTCAGACATCAACAATAATAAATAAAATATGGCAGATATAAAAAACAGAATTGAAGAACTGCAAAAAAGGGTAGCCGAAGCCAAAGAGGGCGTTCGCGCTACTATGACTATTCATGAATTGGGTAAGGAATCAATTCGAGAAATTATCAGTGAAGTTGCTGAAACACAAGCAGTCATAACTGCAATGTTCGATAAAGAAGATGGTAAACTTTCTGCTTCGAGTAAAGTATTAAAAGAAGAATTAGATAACCTAGTAAAAGAAGGCACAGATGCAGATTCTGCCAGACTTAGACAAATCCAATCAAGAGCAAAAGATATCGCAGCCGTTGCTTCTGACCAAGGTGGAATAGCAGGGGATTATATAACAGAACTTGCCGACTCTCTCGCGACTGGTTCTACTAGAGCAGCGAAAGTTAAAATGGGCAGTGTAATGCCTCAGTCTGACATGTTTGGTGCTGGTATATTCAAAACAATATTTGGTGCAAACTTTACTGATTGGGCATTAGGAGGAGAAGCATACGACCCCAAGGCTGAACCCTCATCAAAAAGAAATAGAGCAAACCTTAAATTAAAACAAGCACAAGCAGAACTTGATTCAATAGACGGTTCAGGCGGAACATCTACCAGTGCATCAGAGTCAGCAGAAATAAGAAGAGAAGGCGAACAAAGACAAGGCGAAATAAAACACAAAGAAAATCAAGTAATTACTTTACTTGAGAAAATATTATCTGCTGTAACTGGTAAAAGTTTTTCAGGTGGTGGAGGTGGTGCTGGCGGTGCTGGTGGTGGTGGACCAGACGGTGAAATGTCTGGTGGCGACCTGACAGCGTTCCAAGAATTGGGTGCAATTGTTGGAAGTCAACTTTTATTTACCAAAGGTGGCAAGATGGGCTCATGGATTTGGCGCGCACTCGGTGGTGGTGCAGGGGCAGGTGCCAGTTTAGCCGGGTCTAGCAGATTCACAGCATTAACTGTTGGAGGAAAATCAATTCAAGGGATGGGCGCACTTGGAAGTATGGGTGCTTGGACCGCAAAAGCATTAGGTATTGTTGCCGGCAGCGCGGCAGTTTGGACTACTGCTGGAATTGGTGCGGCGATTTGGGGAATTGGTACAATGATGATAAAGAAATACGAAGGAGAAGCAAAAGCAATGGAAGCCGCGCATGGATTTTTCATGGGACACGACTATGGTCCAAGCGGTGTGGTGGTTGACAAGGCAACTGGGGTTTTTTTGAAAGGACCACATTTAAACGAACCATTATATGAAGGCCAACAAGCATCAGACAGATACTCCAGACGATTGTTAATAGCAAATGCAGAACTGATTAATCTCTACATCCAGAACGCCAGGCAGTTATCAGACCAAGGGGCATCAGACTCCGAAGTTATGAAATGGCTTAACAATGCACAAGCCGCGGCAAACTTACGCCCCAGCATGGTAAGAAAAGTTAAAGGTCCTGGCGGAAAAGCATTATCACAAATAGAATCCGAACAACTGTTGAAGTTCGGTAATAATGAAACTGACCAATTCAAGCACAACCATGGCACCTCCAGTAGATATATGGTAATGTCAAAGAATTTGAATGCCATATACGAAAGATTTAGCCAGGGTTGGGGCGATGGGGCCGACAGAAACACCATTTCTGCGACCATGGATAAAGTAGATGCAATACAAGGAGTATCTGCTACGCGTCAGTTCGGCCAACAAAGAGATTCCAAGAAGTTGGGTGGAGATGTCGAAGGTGCAATTCGATACGCAAGGCAGAGAGAGGGTATGGTTCGAGAATCAATGCTGACCGGTCAGGAACAAATTAATAACAATCGTGCGCGCTATAGGGGAGAAAATGTTCCTCTCATAATACCAACTGACATGACTGGGGACAAATGGCAACTGTTGAATGACTGGCGGAATTTTTTAATGAGGCGAGAAAATCTTGAAGATTTTGGTTATGATAATATCCCGAATGTAAGTACGAACTACTTGTCCCCTGAACAACAAGAAAGAATGTTACTTCTTGAACAAGGCCCGCCTAGGGTCGACAACAATGCTGTTGCAGGTGCAATTGTTGAGGAACTCAAAAGAAGTTATGAGGAAAATCGACAAATCAATGCACTTGCAATAACTAATAACAGCCAAAGTACAGTTGTGGCAGGCGATATAGCAGACCAAAATTCAATATACGACAAGTCAAGGAAAAATAATTTCTCTAATGCTAATCATGGTGGTGGGAATATTCATCAATTCCATCCATAAAACAAAAACCCCCCTGCAAGCAAGGGGGTTTTCAAGTCGAACCAATGTGATTACAAGGTTAATAAATTAACCTTCATTGGCCAACTTCTCAAAGTACGATAATGCATCATCACCCTCATCATTACCAACAGCATCTGCACTTTCCTTTGAGTTGTTTGTT